TCCTGAGGCATTCTTATATCTCCCGCGATATTGGGCTGCCGGTCGTTGTACATCTGCTGCAAGTTCCCAACTAGGCTGTCCCCTATCAAGCTTTTCAGCCTCACGATAGAACCTAGCAACACTCTGCCTAATATTGGTAGGATTAGGATAAAGAGATCGCCTTTCCTGCCGCCAACCCGCACTATCCCTATCCCCACCACTAGGGTTTGTGAAATTGGATTCAATCCGTCCTGTTTCCAGAGCAGCCTTGACGTGCCGCTTATTGCGGCCCCTGCCCTGACGTAAGATTTCTTTGATTACAGCGTTTGACTTAGCCATGAAGTGTGGTACAATCCCGGTACCTCAATCGGAGGTCATATGCAATCGGTACCTGGCTCTTAGCCCCGGTGGATCGCGTTCTGCTGGGGCTTTGAGTTTTCTAGGGACTGTCGTAAAGACTTTTCTGCTTAGTAGTCTTAGTATCGTATAGAGACTTCTGCTTAGTCTCCTGAGTATCAAAGAGAGACTTAGCTTTCTTCTTCTTCCCTTCCTTGGACTTAACCTGTACGAATGGGTTCGTGAAGGCATCAAGAATTTCCCCGCCGGATTTAAGCTTAACAATCTCCTTGGGTGTACGTGCCCCCTGTGCTGCATATCTATCAGAAGGTCCAAAGATTTGCTGTGAACCAGGGGTAATACCCTCAAGTAAGGTAAGAGCAGCGGCAATGGATAACTGATTCGGGTCTAATGGAGTCCCGTCAGGGTTCTTAACCTTCTGACCCTTCCAGTTAATCTCATGTGCTGCTAAGTTGTATGCACCCTCAAGCTGAGGGAGTAATGAAGTAGCTAGTGTGTCAGGGAATCCAGCAGAGAAAGCGAATGGAGTGTATCTAGTTGGGAATCGAGCGGAACCATCTTTCGTTGGTACAGAACCACGAAGGAAAGAAGGTAAAGCGCCCTTCACGAATGCGTTTAGTCCCTTATCCTTCAACCACTCATCAACGTAAGGTTGGGATGAAGCGACGGCTGCGGTTAGTACCGGATGATCTTTTGGAAGATAACGGTAGAGCCAATTCAAAGAGTTCATGGTCCAAGCAATGAACGGAGTATAGTTTGCAATCGCTCTACGCATTTCGGGAGAGAATTTCCCATACTTGCCGTACATACGATCTACTGATCTACCTAAGGCCACTTGATTATGGGTTTCTCTCATACCCTTGGCCGCATCTGCAATGGCTGCTTTGGAAGTCTTTAGTACGTGACCATCCATTAAGGGATTACGAGCTAGTTCTTTGCCGAGCATCCCCGTCTGGAAGAAAGACTCAGCCTTGCCAGATAAAGTACCCATTGTAAAGTCTGTGACATTATTCCATACATCTGCTGTCTGCTTAGGGCCATAAGGATTATCGCGGAACTTCTGTACTTTTCTAACGGTATCTGCAAGAAATGTATGTCCTGTAACGTCGTGTCGTGTTTCTTCCGGTAGGCGAGCCTGCATGGCTAAGTGACCACCCTTAGTGGCATGGCCTGTCATTTCAGCGTATGCCTTTGGATCAATCTCCTTCAATTCCTTAAGAGCTTTATACCCACGAATGTAGGCAGTTGGTCCTACACCGGATACAACGGAACGTAAAGCAGCTTCGATTACGTTACCCGTATACCATGTGGGGTGTAAGGCTAGAACGTTCTTACGCCACAATGTATTGTACCCCTTAGCAATAGCTCCAACAGGACCGATTTCAGTCTTAGCCTCATGCTGTTTAAGACGTTGAACCATAGTCTCAGGGACTACAGCATAACCACCCTTGACTTGATAGGGAGTGAAAGCAACCTTAGTTGAAGGATGAGCGTTGTATCTATTGGCGGCTGCTACAGCTTTACCAAAGTCCTTATGGAGTTCTAGCTTACCGCTCGCCGGTTTGACTAGTTGGGCACCACCACCAGGCTTGGCTACATAATGGGGACGTTCTAACAGTCCCATTCCTTCAGCAATAGCTAACTTCTGCTCGTCGCGTACCTTCTTCTGTGTTTTCTTAGCAAGTAAGGCCGCTTCATTGATCGCTTCCTTCTTTCCAACGACTTTCTTCCGTGCCCGGTAAGTCTTTCTATATGTGGTGGCTTGGGCGCGTCTGGATAAGTCCTCCATAAGTGCGACTTGTTCATCTACACGAGTCTCAATGTGTTTGTCCTCAACTTGTCCTTGTTTCTTTGAATCTCTCTTAGCCTTGAAATATGACTTGGAACGCGGAGCTACTTCCTTCATAGCTGTACCGGGAAGTTCCTTGACTACCGCTTCAGGCATCTTCCCTGCACGTCTAGCCACACCACCGGCAATCATGCCCGGACCCCTAGGAATAGGAGCCACAGTCAGAGCCGTTGAGAGGGGACGTTTCTTGAAGGTGTCACTTACACCCTGTAGTCCCTTATCCCCATAAGCCTTAACGTATTCTTTGGGGAGACTGATAGCTGCTTCACCCGCACGCTTGCCCGACTCTAAGTAAGCCTTAGGACTAGTAGGATGCTCATAAGCAGGTTTAGCGATATGGACAGTAGAAGGAACAATCTCACCTGGGATATTGACAGCTTCTCTAGCTGCGTTTTCCAATACTTTGCCTGAGTAACCAAGAGACCTACCAGGGTGGATCGCCGCTGCAATGACTTTCTCTTGGTGGAAGGGGAGATGTGCCGCCGCGAACTGGAAGGCATTGGGTCCCTTTTTCTTAGGCTTATTGAATCGTGCTGCTGTCTTTAAATCCGCGTCAGTGACAACATCATGTTGAGCTTTGCCTTTTTCCAACTCGCGTCTACGAGCAGTACGAGTAGAATGTTCCTTTTGGATAACTCGATGTTCAATTGAATGGGGAGCACCCTTTAGGAGAGCCTGCTTGCGTGCTGGTGAAGCCGCGTGGTATGCTTCCCGTACGGCCTTCCTATAGGCAGGAGTTTTCTTAAACTTCTTTGCACGGTTTAGATCACTAGCTGATTTTGTGTCGCCAGTGGAAGGCTTATATGCAGGACGACGACCACGTTTCAGATCGTTTTTAGTATCTCCATGAGATGCGGGAGCAGGTTTCGCATAAGGAAACTTCCGCATATTGGGAGGGGCCTGAACACCTAATTTGGGTTTAGGCTTAGGTCGTTTATACCGTTTTGGTTTCTTAACGTCTGAAGGAAGAGGCATTTTGCATTACGAGGTTAGTAAACTTAATTGGAGCAAGTTCAAGTTCTTTGAAGAGTCCATTGTCTACTTAGGTAAGGATGATACGGCAGAGCATCCTACGGCTTCTATGAAGTTATCGGGTCCTGCTGTTGCTACTTACACACGAGAGAAGGATAAGCCAATCAAGGTGGTCTGTAATCCCATCACTCAATGACATATCTATAGCGCAATCGCTATAGTTTGTTAATAACCGAATTCCAGTGTGAGACAGAACGGGCGTCTAAGGGACTCCGAGACCCAACCGAGGGTCAGGGGTAAGGGTCGGCCTGAATTGCCGGGAGAGGGGCCGGAAGGGGCCTCTCAGTCGAAGGGGTTCACCAAGCCCTTGGCCTTGCTGCCTTTCTTGCTATGAGACCTTCTCCATTCGGTATATGTAGGGATACCAAGGGCTTTAGCAATCTCTGTAGCTTTGAAACCAGCCTTTTGTAATCTACGCGCGGTTTCCCGAGAAAGATGCTTGTCATACTGAGCATCTAATGCAGCACTTACTAAGACTGGTTCAGGAGCCTTAGCGTCAGAAAGAATCTTTTTAGCTGCATCATGGCGACTAATACCCTTGAAATCCTTAGAGCCAAGAATCTGTTTAGTTTGACTAGCTCGACTTGCGCCCTGACCACGTTGATTAGGAGTTCTCCAATCAAACTCAGTACCCTTATCCTTAGGAGTCTTTCCACCACGGATTAAAGCTGACCGCTGTTGAGGTTTGAGAGCCTGCCAATCATCTAATGAGTAACCGTACTTAGCAGCCTGCTTGATTGCTTCCTCTTTTTCGATACGACCAAGAGACTTAGGCTTAGTACCGGAACGAGTCTGTGCTTCTTGAATTCTCTTAGCTCTACCCTTAGGACCAAGTAATGCCCAATCGTGAGGGCTGAAGCCATGCTTAGAAGCCTGCTTACTAAACTCTTTCTCGTAGGTGGTTTCAGACTTAGGCGTGTTCTTAGCTTCGATACGCTTGGTCTTAGCATCCTCAACATCAAGACCAAATTGTTTAGCTGCTAGTGAGTTCTCAAACTCAGACTGTCTACGCTTCTCTGTGTAGGTTGAAGCGAAGTCACCCTTACGACGCGCTAAGTCTGTACGTGCCTTGCCTACCTGCTCATACTTCTGATTACGAGAGAGCGTAGCTACACCTTGCATCTCAGTGTTTCTAGTCTGTGCTGCGCCCTGCTGTTGGATCAATGCACCCTGAATAGCTTTAACAATGTTGTTTCTAGCATCTGCCGCTTTTTGGCCTTCAGGAGTTTGACTATGGACTGCTTCAGCTAATGAGGAAGCCTGATTCTGTAATCCCTGATACTGAGTTGTGGTCTGTGTCTGAAGTCCCTGTAGCTTCTTCAGGTAATCATCATACCAAGCAGGGATTTGATTCTGCGTTGTATTTAAGTCTTGTTCTTCAGGACCAAACTCCTGATTGACCGCTGCTGCGCGTTCTTTTCGGAAGTCTCCAACACTAGTCATTCCACCAGGAAAGAAAGGCTCTTGAAGCCGATCAGTCGGACGACCCCTGCGATTCTTTTTCTTATTCTTTTTATGTCCGTGGGGGATACGCCCTTGACCTTGGCGTCTGTTTCCTGTAGGGTGGGGGTCTCTAATCATCTCTTCCTCTTCACCTTGGTTGCGTCTTTAGTGAAGTATCCGTATTTGGCGATAGCTTCCTTCTTGAGATTATGCATATATCGCTTTGCACCAGCCTTTCCAAGCTGACGCTCTTTCTGTGCGGCTATTGCTTTAATCTGTTGTCTAGTCCAGGGCATTATGTAAATAAGAATGGAGTTTACTGAATGGACCTTATTGCGCATTGCCAGGTCGAACTATGCGCCAACTGCGAGGCCGGGCGAACGAAGCGGCCCTACATCGAGTGCCAGCACATCGGCCCCGATGACGCAGGAGCGGTGATCGAGTTCGTCCGCGCCGACCTCCACCGGGGGGCCGTAGAGGCGTTACGTCAGTTCGGGGCGCACAAGGGAACCTGCGCATGGTGGATTGCCAAAGGTGCTGCGCCGTGCGATTGCGGGCTGTTTGCGACCCTCGACCGCCTCGGGGGGCAGTAATGAAGCCTAAGTCAATTGTAGATGAGTGTGAGGACCTTCGACACTGGAATAGAGTCTTGTTAAAGGAAGTAGACGATCTTACGAGACAGAATAAAAAGCTTTGGGATAGTAATGCTGAACTAGCAGAATTAGTTGAAGAGTTGCAGGAAAGGCTAGAAGAGGCCGGTGTGGTGGAATAGGCAGACACGAAGGACTTAAAATCCTTTGTCCGTAAGGACGTACAGGTTCGATCCCTGTCACCGGCATCGGGCATTACTTCCCCAGCCCCCGTAACTCAGTGGCTAGAGTTCCTGACTTTTAATCAGGGAGCCGTAGGTTCGAATCCTACCGGGGGTATCCAACTACTCATACGAGTATGAATCTCTTCAAGCTTACGATCACAGTCAATATAGTAACCCTGATCGTAGAGTTCTTTGGCTTCCATACCCATCTTTAGAACAGCTTCCTTGCGTTGCATATCCATTAAGCTCTTGATAGGAAGGTAATCCCACATATGTTTACAGTTGCTCATGTATAAAGGTCAGAAGTTAAAGAAGTGTCCTAAGTGTGGAGCGGACGAAGGATTGATTAAATGTCCTGTGTGTCATAATCCTGAGAACGGTAGACTTACCAGTAAGGGTATTGGACTATATCGAGACTGGCAGATTTGGCCTAAAGAGAAGCCAGTTCCTCAATCGGAACAGTCTGAATGTCCCTCTTGCGGCGAAGATAGTTCTTGACGTAATCTTCAAACCCTCTACGTAGAGTGTCGTAACCTCTATCGTATTGATGCTGGGTTTCACCCTTGGCAGCCTTGTACGCACCTGAGTACAACTGACCACTAGCGGCAAATGAGGTATTCTCTCCCCTATCTCGGTTCTTCTTAGCTTCCATCAATAAGGCAGCTTGTGAGAACGGGTTGGTAGGATCAAACCCACCAAATTGACCAGTCGCCGGATTGTAAGAAAATCCTGTTTCTTGTGACTGCTGCTGTAAGTCTACATCTTGGTCACTCAGTAGATTAGTACGTCTTTGTGCGTTAGCTGTCTGCTGGGCGATAAGAGCGGGGTCTTGTTGAGGGGCCTGCGCGGGACCAGGGGAACCAAATCCCTGACTAGGGTTATAGTTTTGCCAGTATTGGGGGGAGCCGTAGGGTGCCTGAGGATTCGCCGCGTTGTAGGTATTGATAAATCCTTGTGCGTTCTTAGACCTTTTCGCCATTACTACCAATCCTCAGAAGAATACCAAGTAGTACGCTGGAATGTTGGGTCCTGCTGTTGTAGAAGATCATCCATCATCTCTAACACTTGCTGATTAATCTCAGGACGCATCGCTTCAGCCATAGCATGAGCATCCATATCCCGATAAGCCATTTGGACAGCTAAGTCCACATAAAGCATATGATATCTGTCGGGTGCCTCCGGGGTATTAGTTCCCGTTAACTCTTCTGTGATCTTCCAGAACTGTACACCGATGATATCGGTAGTGCTAACGGGATACGTAGCTACAATTGGATCGCCAGATACATAAGCGCGATACCAATAACGAGGGGGGCCTTCAGTTGTTAGGTCCCCATACCATTCAGTTAAATCTTTGTAACTACTCTCCGAGAGAGGGTAATCCCCTTGAGATTGATTGGTTACTGCCTCGACCTGTCCAAGAGCAGGAACAACTAATGGTGCAATACCAATCCCATTATCTTCTCTATAGGGCCACCTATACATACCATCTAATCTCGCTACTGCACGGTTGACGTAACGACCTAAACGAGTATCAGAAAGATGTTGAAATCCCCTGTCAGACAATTCAGTTTTAAGTTCAGAGAAATTCATGGATATTGTCCGATCTTGATACCGGAGATAGACCAGGGAGATGTACTGCTAATCTTAGTACTAAATAACTTACCCTTGTATGATGGATTATGGAGTGCTCTAGCTAGCAAGGGATTTGTACCAAGAGTAACGACTGCCGCAAGACTGTCAGAGGTATTATAGTCGGTTAATAGGGCAATGGTAGGTGATCCAGAACCCCTAACGGTAACCCCACGTAAATAGGTATCCTCATTCAGCCGTCTACCTCTACCGTCTTGTTCAAACCATCCAGTTTGATAATAAGAAGAGATACTAGTACCATCATCATCGGTAAAGGATGGAGAATGACGACCGATATCATTAGTTCCAGTAGCGTATGAGAAAAACAGTTCTTCCCCATCGCTAGCACGAAATGTTGTCATACCATTAGTTGCGATATTCCATAACAACCACATATCTACCTGTGGATCATAGACAGCTAATCTATCATTTGTAGTGGAGGACCCCGAAGGGTAAGCGAAGTATAACCTCTCATCATGCCACCATAATTGACAAACAGAAACAGCAGCATCGTTCAACTCTGATCCAGAGAAAAAGCTTGAGAGACCACCACGAAAAATAGGATCAAGAGCACGCGAGATAAGTGTAGGGTCTCCGCCCGTTGTTCTGTAAATACCACGCCTAGAAAGAAAGTAGACACCAGTAGGTGTAGCAATAGAACACCCTCTAGCAATAGAACCAACACCAGCAGCTACAGGGCGATAGTTGAAGATTGGTAATCCAGTAGCACCAGCACTATTACCAGTAAATACAAAGAACTTTGTCTCTTTGAACACAAAGACTAACTCCCGCCAGGAAACAATGTCAACAATACGTTCCCCATCGCCAGGCGTCAAATCGAGAACACTTGTTGCAGTCCAAGTACCCGGAGCACCAGCATCAGAGAATGCGATACGTGAACTGTTTGAAGCGATGGTAGCTGCTACTAATCTATTGTCTAGGGCTTGTACATCAAGGGCAAATGTGTTGGCAGGGAATCCACCAGCTACAGCCCACGCCGCCCCATCCCACGTACGTACTGAATTCGCTGAAGTACCGACTACTCGCCAACTTGCTACATAAACAATCTCAGCAGCAGGACCACCGAATCTAGTAAACTGAGCCTGAGCTAAATTGTTGAATGTTACTGTTGATGCAATAGACGCACCCGCTGTAGTGTAGGCTGCTAAGAACGAATTAGCCCCTGCATCTACAGATGATGCTAATAACTGTTTTGTACCAGTAACATTATAATAAACACCTAGACTATTAAGACGTTGTGACGCCGCTGAAGATAGGAAATTATTGTACCCATCTCTTGAGCGAATACGTCCCCGACGGTCGATATCTACATTAAGTAGATCAATGGCTCCCTTAATCCCAATCTCTTCAGGGTCATCTACAAGGTCTAAACCACCGAATTGACTAAGCGAAAGCATTCCAGGCCGCACCAGACCAACAATAGAGGGTAGTTCCTGCACCACCATTGAACCTAATGTAAATCTGTCTACTGGTAGGCGTATGAGCAGGAGCACCATTACCCCATGAGAAGAATTGTGCTACATCATTAGTAGCAATAAGCTTCTCGAAGTTACGATTAATAGCCGCGTTCTCGTCGTTTGTATGCTCAAGATTCATCTAAGTGCTTCCCTAGCAATGATGGCTGTTTTGATCCATCCATAATCAGTATTGGCTTCGATAAAATCATATAAAGGATCGCGTGTTTGAATGTTTCTAGCAAACCAACATCGTACTGCTATGTAATCAGATGCCGTGGTCGAAGATGCAATGAACATTCCACCTGATTGATAAGGCCAATGGTGCATTCTTGCATCGAAGTTACTACCTACTCCATACTGAATAACTGTCCAAGGACCGTTTGTCGATGCAGAACGGACGAGTTCACATGAACCAAAGAAGTTCGTATTGTAACTTGTCCAACGTGTTTCATTATCAAACTCATCACTTGTAAAGATGAGGATAAGATCACCCTGTAAGACATTCGTAGGGAGTTGTACTCGCCGCGTAATGAATTCAGGAGTGGAATCACCTGGGGGAGAAGGAAAGTAATAACGTGTCCAACCAGGCTGCCATGTTGTACTAACCTCATATCCCTGTGCAGGCGAAACAAAGACAAGGAAACAGATCAGGAAAACAAGGATCAAATCGTCACTCGCAGTAACTCATGCCATTCCGCCGCAGCCTTATCCCATAGAAGCATTATATGGTCGCGGGTGGTAGCAAGCGTGAAAGCTACACCACCTACTGTTTGAATATTACCGCCAGATACTCCTAAGTCACGGATAGAGGGGTCTCGCGCGCTTGTACCGCTACGTAGGATAATTATTGTCCCATCAGGAAGGTTTGCGTTTGTAGTGATTACATCTAGATCATCTGTAGCCGCTGCTGCCTCTGTATCAATCTGAATAACATTAGGACCCTTACGACTTAAGAGACGTGGAGCAATAGCACCACTAGCAATAGTAAGAGATTCCTTCAGACGGTTCTCTTGTTGGTGACCGACACCCGTCGTGATATCAATGTTAGCAGTTGTAGCTCCAAGAATAACAGAGTCAGACTCAACACATCCAACTGTACCAGTACCATCAACTAGCATACCTCTAGATAAGCCAGTCCAACTTTCAATACGGTTACCACGTAGTTCCACATATCGAGCGTTAGTAAGACGAATAGCATTAGCAGCTAACACTTGACCACAGTTGGTGATTGTATTACCCGATACCGAGCCGGTAAAGTAATCTTTACAGACTGTGCCAGCAGAAAGATTAGTGGTGAAGTCAAACGCCGATCCACTAGGGGTAGTAGATACTTGGAACGTATCAGTTGCTTTGTTAATAACAAAGTATGTATCACCAGTGATTAAACCCGTACCACCAGTCATACTTGAGAAGATAACGATATCTCCGTTCGAGAATCCATGAGCAACACTCGTAAAGATATCTGTAGCAGCTACGCCAGTTACAGATTTGCCCGCGCCCGCTCCTGCAACAATGGAAATAGGTGTGTAACTAGTATTCTTGATACGGTTCATATCAACGCGAATGCCCTGCATAACCGTACCCGACTGAGTAGCATTAAGTTCAATAGCACTCTCAGTATTCTGAATCACATTACCCGTAATATCTAGCTCACCCGTAGATTGAGCAGGGTTGATTTGAGTAGCTAGGGTAATACCAGTCCAACAATTACGAATATTGTTGTTCTTAATGTGAACGCCATTCCAGTGTTTAGCAACCTGGATAGCGCCCTCAGACCCATAGATAACATTCTCTGTAATCTCTGTACCCTCTGCATATCTAACCGTGATAGCAAGGTTACACCCATCAAATACATTACCTGAAATAATACCGTTATCGTACCCCTGATGAGTGGAGATAGCCCCAAGCCAGGAACCCGAATGGAAATTACCAGTGATGGAAATATTACGACTAATCCCCGGACGCGCGCTGCCCGATGCCTGAACTACTTGGTGGCGACCATTATAGAATTCATTACCAGTAACGGTTCCATCCTCCGCGCCGTTAGCGAAAGAACAACCGTATTGAACATAGGCATGGCCTGATACTCGACCCGATACGTTGTATTGATCGAAGAGAATCTTGTTGTTAGCGAACTCCCAATCAAGTCCCATACGAAACTCGCAAACAACTGTGTCAATATCTGTGAACTCGCATCCCTGTACTGACACTGACTGGAAGTAGTCAAACCTAATACCCTTATCCGCCGAGACCGTGGCAGAGATGTTCGTACCCTTACCATTAAAGATCAAGTCCTTAAGGTGCATGTTCTTACATGGTGTGACCTTTTGAATCTTAGCCGCATCGGAGACTAAGTAGTTGTCACGGACAGGTTTCTTGAGCTTCAAGACTGTAGAGTTAATAACCCTCTCTACAATATTGGGTTCACCAAGATCAATGGTCTCTGATCCCTCATCCACTCGGAAGGCATCCGACGAGACAACAACTTGATCGTCGGCTCTAAATCCCGACGTACTAGCAATGACAACAAGAGGGCCGAATGGAATAACATGCGCTACGCCTGTTAATGTTGCATTAGGTGTAGCAGTAACTAGTGTAGGTGCCGTAATGTCTGTTGTGAAGTTAATGGCAGCCCCAGCAGGAGCAGCAGCTACTTGGAAGGTATTAGTGGTAATGGTCCTAGCGTAATAGGTTGTACCATTAGAAAGACCCGTACCACCCGTAAGTCCACTAAAGACAAGTGGAGTATCTACAACATAGCCGTGACCAATGACCGTGATTACGTCTGTGGAGGCCACTCCCGTAGCAGGTTTCGCACGACCCGCCATAGCGTACGTGAGAGTTGTTGCACTACCCGAGCCAGTCACGACTACGGGATCGGTCTGGACACCATTATTAGCTTCTGTGTAATAACCTTCATCGCCAGGAGTAACGGAACCACCGCCACCACGGATAAAGAACCAATCACCAGTAGCCATACCATGTGCAGATTTTGTAGTAACTGTTGCTACACCGGCAGCAGAAGTGATTGAAGTACAATCAATAGGAAGGTCTGGAAGTTTCTTAGCATCCTTAGTAAGGGTATTATTAGACCCGATAGTACCTAGTCCAACAATGAATGCGTTATCAGACCCACTAGTCCATGTAGTGCGTCCTGAGAAATCTAGGATACTTGCTCCACGTACCCCTCGTAATGTCACGTTTGAGGGTACAGAGAAGTGTGTTGTTGAAGAACCAGTGAAGAAATACCTACCAGGAGGGAAGAATACCTCTCCACCATCAACCCCAGCATCTAAAATTGCAGCAGCCACATTTGAAGTTTGGTCAAATCCGAATGTTGCTGTAGCATTAGTGACTGTAAATCCAGCATTAGTAGCTAATGTTGCCACTCCACCCGAAACCGAACTAATTGTGGTGAGAAGAATATCACCCACAACAAAAGCAGCACTTAATTGCGTACCGGCACCTTTAATCGCAATAGTCTTACCTCTATCACGGTTAGTAAATGCAGCCTGTGAACTAGTAAGTGTTGCAGTACCACTTGTAATGGCTGCGTCAGTGACTACCCGTCCATCACCCACAGCCCCGTATTCAGTAACGTCAAAAATAGCCCCTGAGGACTGAAGAGTATTTAGGTCCGTTTCAAAGTCGATAGGGGGTTTAAGTGTCAACGCTTACGACCCTTCAATCCTGCTACGTTCTGAGACCAACCAGGCAACATAGAGACTTGAGTACGTGTAGCCGCTGCATAACGTTCAAGTAGTTCCTCTTGCCGTGCCTGACGTTCACGTTCCTTACGCCGTTCCTTGGCCTCTTCAATAGCCTGTTCCTTCTTACGCCGTCTGTGCTCATTCGCCGGATTCCACATATCCATATCCTCTTTGAGCATACGGAACACTTCAGAGTTAGGCTCTACGTACTCACCGTTTCTACCCTGAATAATCATCACTGAAGGTGGCGCCCCCGGATTATGCCGAATTACATGCCAATAACCGGGACGCAGAGGATTACCTGCTAGAACCTTTTCAGTTGCAAGTGCTAGCTCAAGGTACGGATCAATGGCTTTCAACTCTTTGTTGAATTCATCCATTACACCCTTGAGGTAGACCATCTGCATAAGTTCCGCAGTAGCCTGACGGGTATTGTCTTGGAGTTCGGCAGTCACCTTAGGAGGCAGCCACATTCAGAGGCCCTTTCCGGCCCGTCTGAGGGCCGTTGAGGGGCTGACCTTAGTCAACCCTTGTCCCGGTCGGATTTGACTCTCTCAGCCTCTTTCTCGACCTTACGTAAGAAACGGTAGAGAGCGCCTTCGTGTTGATCTAACTGGTTAAGACTAGCCCGCATGGTGGCGGTGTCTGCTAACCATTGAGTAAACTGCGTTTTCTTAGAGTTGGGCACTATCGACCAATCAATACAAGGTGTCCGACAGTGGCAGTCGCGTAAGCAGCAGCAGCATGTTCAGTAGCGCCAGTAGCACCAACAGCAGCCCCAAAGAGCTTGAGTTTATTGTTAGCAAGGTCCCAATGAGGAACCCACGCCGTAGTCTGCCCCGCCGCTTCCGTGACACTACCAACAACCTGCATAATACGCTTCATACCAAAGTCAGTAGCGGTAAGAGTTTCTCCACCAGTAGCGTAAGAGCCAGAGAAGGTAACATCGACAATACGAATTTTCTTGTTACCCCAAACAAACTTACCTGCTGAACCATCTGTAGTAGTAACTGTATAAGCCATGAGCTTCTTCCTTTATAGGGCTTGAGTAAATCGTGGTATGAAAATAGGGAGGACCCGAAAGTCCCCCCTATCAATTAGTTATGCGGTAAGTGCGGTAGCAGCAGCGTGAGTATTACGACGCTGAAGGCCGACTTGGAATGGATAAACGACACCATCCACGAAACCAGTCTGACCCTGCTTCCAACGGAGTTTACCACCATCACCCTCAAGATCGGAAGCCCAAGTAGGCTTAGTGATAGCGCCAACAATCTGAACGAAGTCAGAGAGCGTAAGGCAGTACCAATCCGAATCGAGAATGTCAGGGTAACCCTTGACGTTAATACCGTTCCAAACCAGCCCACCAACATTACCGGCACCTAAGTTCATCTCACCCTGGAATCGAACCTGATTCTGAAGGAGAGAATAAAATGCCGACTGCTGCTTGAGACCAGTCCAAACGTCCGTCATGTACTTAGCGGACTTCTGCATAACCGCGCGCTGTAGGTCCAGAACGAGATCGAGAGAGAACACAGAAGTAGTGGTATCGCGCTTGGCTGCCTGCCAAAACTCTTCACCACCAGTAGCCGGGTTAAGGCCACCGAGAGCACCCGTCGTATTGACGAGGTTACGAAGGCCGTTCAACTCAGGGTTGGCGGCAGTCGTAGAGTTCGGGTTCGCAATGTAAACAAAGTGCGTACCATTAGTAGTGGAGATGGAAGTACCGATGGTAATATCCGGGTCGGTAGGATCTTCCTTAATAGCTGTAATGACGGAACCAGTAGCTAACGCATCCGTGTCAGCCGTAGTACCAACATCAACAGGAAGTCCAACATAGAGCCAACCACGCTGTAAAGCATCGAATCCCCACGCCGTACCGGAGGGGGAAGCAATAAGCTCAACAGTAGTGGAAGCACCACCAGTATCACACTGAGCAACGATACCGTCACCATTCGTCACTAACTGACGCATACACTGGTTACGCATATCGTTAACGGCACCTTCAATCTCAAGGTCCTTCGCACCAATAACCGACTGTACGTTAGACCCCCCTGCCTGGTTAAGAGCAGAGACTTCAAGGTCAACCTGGAACCAATGGTAGACCATAGTGTAAACTGCCTGATCGACACGTTGCTGATCGGCAGGGTTGAGTGAACCACCGGCAGGGCCGGTAGACACATAGCCGCCTGAACGTCCCTTATGAATAGGAACCTGGGCCTGCTGACCAATCATCGTAGCTTGAACCTGCTCTAAGCGTTCAAGCGGGGGATGATCGTCATAGAACTGCTTCTGAATACGATCAGAAGTCCAAGTATCCTTCAGAACGTCAGCCAGCGAGGTAGCTGTCTGAGCCACTATTTCCTCTCTATTTAATTTGGACTCAGACGAGCGACGAGCCGTTCTGACTATGACTGACGGTTATTAGCCTGAAACCGTGCCATCATATGTGCTACACGCGCAGAGTGCGACTCATCTAAGTCTTGCTTTTCAGTACCTTCTTGACCCTGTGTAGGCGTTGTAACCCGCTTGGAGGAAGCCCATTTGGATTGCCGCGAGTTGTCAATGTTCTTGTATAGACCAATAGCCTGTTCAATCCCCGGATTACCGTCATCCGTACGATTAATCAGAGCATGGCCTACTAACAACTCCACTTCATCCTTATCAAGCTCCCTACCAAGCTGGGTCTCAAAGCCTTCTAGTGCCGTATCCATGAAGTCGGCATCTTGTGACTGTAGACGCTCCATCTGTTCCTGTTCATCCATATTCCCGAAACGGGACTCTAGACGTTCCAGGCGTTCAAGGAGGATTTGGTCCTGTGACTTATCCTGACCACCATCTACAAATTGAATCCCTAAGGCCTCAGCAGCTTGAGCCTGAACCTCAGGATCATCCGACTGCATGTTATCTACTAGCTGTTGGTATTGGCGAAGTTCAGCGGCCTCTTGTGAGGTCTTTGTATACGTGGATTGCAGGTCCTTGTATCGCTGCTCCCAATCAACAGTTTCCTGCGTGGAATCCCCTTCCGGGGGTGTTCCTTGGTCTGACACTAGAACTCCTAACTTGGAAGTAAGAGTATCCTATCTAACTTGAGTCAACTTAATGTACTGTGTCCTACCTCTTCGGTTCGGACAGGTCCACCTTTTACCCTTCTAGACTAGGATTCCTACTGGCTTATTCCATCCCCCTAGGTGACGGGGGTGGTTTCTCTCGGGAAGGTTTACTTGCGTTACCCATCCCAAGTTTTTCTGCCTCAGCGGCTTGTGCTTCCATAGCACGCATTTGTTGCTGAGACTCAAGCATTTGTAGACCCCTAAGAATCTGGCGGCATACTTCCTGCCTACCAGCATCTAGGCGGTCAAACTCTTCCATCTTCATAAAGTCCGATAGCTGCATACGCCATACAGTGACGTTATCTTGTTCATCTGGCATGAAGCCAGGAACTTGAAGAGGCTGACCATCGGGACCGATAACAGGGAGACCAGTCATAGGATCGGTCTGTGTTCTAGGCGGTAATTGGTCATACGTATCATCCACGATTTTACGGATAACACGGTTAATGCGAGAGATATCAAGCTCGTACGACTCGATAAGCTTCTCTGCAATACCACCATTGATAGCTGCCATAGCAGCTTCAGGAGTAATCCAACCACGATCAGCGAAAGCAAAGATTCTCTGCTCTTGTTCTTGTCTAGTCATAACTGCAAGGCTAGAAGGAAGAACAATAACCTCTTGTTGATCCATGAGTTGAGCACCGTGGAAATCTTCAAGAGCGTAAGCACCGAGGCGAGAGTCTAAGATCGAAAGAGTGCGAGGCTCCGAATAATGTCGGGAGACAATCAGGAGACAGTGACGCATGTACCGGGAGTGGAACTCAGCCAGGTCACCGAGGAAGTGTCCCCACCTAGCTCTGGAAGTCTCAATGACAGCCTGCACGGTTTTAGCTGCTACGTCTGCACCGGCCTCAATCTCTTCATCCGAGGCAACCGCGCGCATATCACGTAGGAAGGATTCCTTGATCTGGAATAACTCCTGTGGGATTTGGACTGGCTTTTCCCACTCTGGCGCTTGCGAGCCTGTTGGCTTATACCAGTCAATACCACCGGGTTCATCATCGGGTTGCTTGATAAGAGACCCGATAGGTGCCTTCATGCGCGGATTCAGGGTGCGGTTCTTCCACTCAAGAATCTTGTTGTAGGTGTCCTGAATGGATCGCTGGAAGTCAATTAACTGCCAGACGAGACCTAAGTCACGCTTATCATCTGGATCATGGCAGTAGACAAGACGGTGAATGACTGGCTCATCTAGAACCTGACCCTGAGGGTATTCCCGGCTAGGGGCTGTTCTTACGGGGTATTCTGCTCTAGGGAAGATTTGACGAGCGTTGGAGATTGTAAGCTTACGACCGTTGGGGATTCCGGGGGAGGGTCGCTCGTAATACTCAACGACCATAACGAGATTTTGTGTCCCATGTTTGTCGGAAGGGACCTCCGAACCGGAGGCATCCGGCACCAGTTTCCCGCCAATATAATTGGGGTCGGAGACAATAACGTCAATCGGGACGGCTTGCTCTGTTGCCCACCATTTTGACTCTTCGAACTTGACATGCGGCTCCCAATAAACCTCATTACCATTAAAGATTTTGTTCTTGAGTTCACCCTGACCAATGGTCTTTAAATCATCACCATCACGAATGGTAGTGTAAGGACCAACGTTAGGATCGAAGTACGGCATGGCGAATCCCTCGCCACCACCAGCTAATGCTAGTTTAATGACATCAATTGAAAGACCACGTAGGTTCCATTTGTCGTATCCGTAGCGTGCCACTCGTTCTGAAAGGCGCGCTGCACTAACCCGCTTAGGATCAGTACCAGTGGGGAGGACTTGGTATCCGGGGATACGGGCAACTGCGGCGGAGATTTTCCCATCCACAATAGGCCGAATGAAGTTATACTGATTCCGGATTCTATGTGGAGCCTTACCTCCCCCACCGACATGTGTAATGGTAGACTGCCAAAGTAATGCGTTTCGCTCATTTAACCACCAGTAGGTTTCCCCGCGTTCGAAGCGCATACAAAGACGCCGTTTATTGGCATCCCTAAGCATTTCCTCTCGACCACGCTTAAGACGTTCCTTAACCGCTGTAGGGATTCTGTGTTCCTCTACAGTGAGGAAGTCTTTTACATTCTCAAAAACAGCCACTAGGCGCTTTCGTAGGTCTTTCTGAAGTCCTCTAGGTCCATAGCGGTAGGCCAACCATCTTCATCGAGAAGAAGGTAACCATCCTCGCAATGCTTGAGACCATCACGAGTCTCCACATCAAACGGACCCTCAACGCGCATAGCCCTAGCCCGCTTCTTATGACGGTAGGGAGTGAATTTCTTACTCTCAATAAGAGTATTGATAAAACCCTCAGTGAAGTGAGTAGTCAGGTCACTCTTATGGAGATGTTCGGGTGTGCCCTGGGCACGATTACGCAGTTCTTCTAGGTCTTTATCGGCCACGAGCCTCTTCCTCAAAACCGTAGGGGTATGATCCTTCTTCCTTCAATGTTGTCTCATGTGCATCCCACCAATCTTCATCGGTGCGGATTGTTTCAAACGTCTGCTCTAGGTCTACGTTGGGGATTTGTGCTGTCTCGGGTTTAATACGGTTAAGGAGTTCCCGCCGTTCTTCCCGAATGGCTTTGTTCTCATCACGGATCATTAGTTCACGACCGAGAACAGCTACAACAAAGAGAACGCCTAGGATAATGGTTTCCATTAGTAATACTTACTCGATCCATACTCGAAACGCTTGGCTTTCTTGTTGTACATCTTATAGCGCCGAGTCTTAGGACGTTTACGGGGATCGTTTCTATGGGGCTGTGGATCAACACTAGACAGCTTGGCTAAGACACCACTCAGATGTTTCTTCTGACTAGTGGTCTTTTTCATAGCCCCCTTAACGAGAGCCTTTCTGGACATTAGATGCCTGTGACAGTGGCGGTAGCAGTAGTGGGCGAATCGCCAGAGCACTCATTGACCAGCTTGTTGACAACAGACTGAAGCTGCTTCAACTGATATGCCGTACAATCAATAGCTGCCGCATTGAACGTAATCGTGGCAGTCATAGGTGTACGCGCGGAAACCGCAATAGAAGTTAACGCTGCCATGACTTCTGCTCCTTTTTCTCTTCTTGCTGTTTTTCTAATTGGGCTAATCTCTTCTTCTGTTCCTTCTCGGCCTTAGCCTTAGCCTCTTCCTCATCTCTCTTCTCTGCTCTACGCTTTGCATTGGCCTTCTCTCGCCGTACGGCAAGTTCCTCTTCATGCTCTAACCGCTGACGTTCCTCACCAGTAAGAGAGCGAAGGGGATAACGTTCATTACGCTTCAGAAACTCTTCCTTTTTACTCCGAGTCATTATACTCCGTCACAAACATACGGGCTTTGTCAGTTGAACCAAACCATGCCTTATTGGTAATGAGGTACTCTTCATCACCCTGTTGCAACACCTTACGGTGGTTAATATCATCCTCATTGTTGAACACAAACACCGGGTCCTGAACAAGAATCCCTAGCGTATTCCCCAGCATAGGCTCAAGCGGGACTTTTCCTCCCGAGATTTTCACATCATACTTCAGTCGTTCATAATTAGGGCTATTCATCTTACCTCTAATTGAATAAGTAACTGAACGCTAGAGCTAGCCGCACCAGTAACGCTGTTCACGATCCTGAATACAAACCATCCAGACACAGACGGCCAAGAAAACTCTTCACCTTCTGTATGAAGGGCGGTATTAGCACCCGGCTGTGTAATTGTGATTGTACTTCCCGCAATAGCAGGACCAACAGTGAACCCAACTACTGCTGCACCACCAGTAACAGTTAGAATCTGATGTAGACTAACTGTATAGTCCGAGGTAGAGGCCACATCATTAGATAATGTGGATAACCTCATCCGTAACTTAGTACCGATGTAATCGTCAGGCTCTAGGTAGAACGAACTGAAAGCATTGTTACCACCCAAAGAAACAGGAGCGGCATTCATCAATGCTGGATAGCGAGTACCAGCAGCTAACGCGCTGAGAAGTGAGCCACGTTCAACAATAGTCCGTGACGGGTTACGAGGCATATATTAAATATGGTCGAGAAGCGCGAAGAGAACTACAATGAGAACGATAGCTACAATGACATAGAGAAGGAGGTTAATAGGTCCCATCTCAATCCTTTTATTAGAGTTCAACCCAACGGATACTAGCTGTCCACTGATCTACTAATGCGGTGTGAGCTACTACACGGTTGACTTGAATATTGATACCGTCTGCCGAACCACCACGTAAGATGATGCCATTACCTACTGAACTAGCTTTGAAAACTTCAAACCTCTGAGAACCAAGTGGCTGTGTTGCATGTTCAACGCCCTGTCTAATGAGTGCTGTACCTAGCGCACCGCCACCAGTCTTAACTTGCATAACATTTGCTGCTGCGTTGGTAATGATTGCTGAAGTACCCAAACCACCACCTACGTCTGCTGCTGCAAGGTTTGTCCCGCCTGTACCGGCAGAGGTTGACTTAAAGACTTCTACGTTGGTCCTACCACCCGTAGTCGAAGCAGTTGTAACGAGGATCGAGACAACAATCTCAACAATGTAGGCATCTTGAGTTACTGCTGCCGGGTGGAAGAAAGTAAGCAGTTCTTTCACTCCGATAGTAATAGCCGGTGCGACTTCCGCTGTGACACATTGGTATGTTGCCAACCGTGTCGGAAGTTCAATTGTAGTTAGGGCTTTTTCAGTAGTAGCAGGAAGGGAGCGGACGGGTAGGACAGTGGCTACATCTGTACCATCTGAGATTTGTACCTTGCCGATTTCTGCTGTACCAGCTACTAGTGCGGGTAATGTCAGTACGTCAACATCACCAATGTTGGCAGTACCAGCACCAATAGTCACAGAACCATCTACTGTGAGCGAGCCTCCATTATCGTCAACCGACAAGACGCCGGTCGAGTCGTTGGCGATTGTGACTCTGTGGGCTGTAGCTTCAGTACCACCACCCGTAGTAGATAACGGAGCAGGAACAGTAAGTACATCTACATCTCCGATATTTGCAGTTCCAGCGGGAAGAGAAGGCAAACTCAAAACATCAACATCACCAATATTATTGACGCCCGCTGCGAGGGCCGCTGTGACCGGGACGGAGCTAGCCCTTAGCTGGGCATCGGTCAGGGGTCCCGAGGCCGTTACGGTGCCGCTGACGGGGACTGCGACGGCTCTGAGTTGGGTGTCTGTCAGCGGACCAGTAGTAGGAAGAGGATTAGCACTACCTACCAATGTGGCCCCGCCGGATTCTGCTCTTAGGAGACCAACAGTTGCCCTAGGGTCTGAACCGGCACCTGTGTCTAAGTCTGAGGTAGATAATTCTGTGTCTACCGGGAGAGGGGCTGCTGCTGATACGTCTGTTGCTGCACCGTCAACTCCAAAGTTAACCTTGACACGTTCGTACTTCACACCACCTACATCGTCTGTGGCGATTACATCTCCACCGGAACCAGCATTGAGTGTAGTGTTATCAGCCACGAACCGCCCCATGCCTAATAAGAGACTTCTTGAGGTCTACTGCTTCTTCACGCCAGTAATCCCGGTCAGCTTCCAGTTCATTGACCTTACCAAGTAGACGCTTATTCTCGGAAGTCAGGAGACGGACCTTACCCATAAGTTCATTCTCTGTCCGGTCCTGAGTATCTACCAAGGTCTCTAAAGCATCCACCCTCTCGTTCTTCTTCTTGGAGAGACCAAAGACAATCACGAAGAGAGAGATAATCAGAGAGCTATTAACAATGGTGATAGCGATAGTCACTATGGACCTGCTCCCTGCTGCTGCTTGAGGGGTAGATCGGTAGATGGAGCAGGACCACCACCATCAAGCATTCCAGTGAGATTAGCTAGTTTGATAATGGTCATACGTTACTACGCTACGGTGTAAGTAATGTGTCCTGCAATGGCGGTAGCCGCGCCGAGTTCAATGTTGAGGGGTTCACCCGGACCAGTGGCGAAAGCAGGACAATCAGGACCACCATCCCAAACAATACCGCCACCAATGGAAGAGGGGATACCGATAACTCCTGTCACTCCTGTAGTGGTGGAACGGAAACGGACAGACTGAGCGGTAGCTACAGTATTGGTTAAGGCGTAACCGATAACAACAATGCGCTTACCAGGGACAGCAGCGATAACATCGCCAGTAGCAGCGATGCCTAATGAAGCGAATCTAGTGTCTCTGGAAAAGGGCATACTATTCCTTAGCCTTTTTATCCTGCTTGAGTGCAAGTTCGATAAGCTTAGACTGTTGCTCAAGCTGAGCCTTGAGTTGTGCGAGTTCAGCATCCCGACCAGCATTAGACTCATTGGCCTGTGCTGAGGCGAGGGCAGCGGCACGTTCCGCACCCTTGAGACCCATACCGGGACCCACGCCGTATTGGGCTAACTTAACACTAGGAGTACCTGAGATATTCATAGGTGATCCACAATCATCACACTTGAGGTACTTGGTATCTTGAGGAAGGAACCGAACGTGAGTATTCTCGATACCGGGCATATCTCCACCACGGTCAGCATAGGTGAAAGAAGTCTCTTCCCGAATACCGGGAATCTTTTCCTCAAAGTCTAAGTTCTCCTGCTTGTTGTGGTACTTGAGACAAGCCTGATTGTAGCAATGAACATAGACGTGAACAGGAGTTCTGTACTCTTCGAGAGTACCATCTTCCTGCTGCTCCGTTCTGACGATTTCCTTCTGGCGAATAACTGTAGGCATTTAAGAATACTTTCCCATAGGTGCTGTAGATGGTTGCTTTCTAAATCCTGTTAGGTTAGGAGCCTTCATAAGTCCTGTTGTTGTGTCGAACTTCAATCCCTGATGAGGGGAACGGAGGGTAATATCTGTGTGAGTCCAAGGGCAGAACATAGCGGCATACCGGATAGTATCCCAAGTGTGGTGGGGACCCTTTGTAGAGAACGACTCTTTGGTACGGTCTGTATCTGACTCGTCCCGGTGTACAACCCATCGTTGCCTCTCTTTAATAACGTTGGGACATTCATTGGAAACTAAAAGGGAACGTGAGGCTACTCTTGATCGAAGTTCAAGAATTCCTGCCCTGAGAGGATTCTGACCAGGAGTTGTGTAGATGCCTTCCCTTGCGAAAACTCCCTCAACGTTTTCCCCGTTGGTGAGAACCGAATTTCGGGCTGAGGGGTCGATAACGTAGATAATGCGAGATTCTGGAATCTTCCACTCATAGTTCTTCCGCCGAATCTCCTGTGCAATGCGGTCAACATTGGTATTGGGGGAATTTGTAGGGTATAGCTCATCAAATACCAACTGTCGGTTACGCTTGTCGAAGGCGTTCCATGTGACAGCAGCTTGTGTTGCACCCGGATCAATGGAGACGATAATGGTTTCGTGGGAATGAACGTGTGGAATCGTTGGAGGGGGAATCTCATTAGCAGGGGTCCAATCCGCTAATACCAGTCCGTGAAAGTGGACGAAATTACCTTCAATGATTGCCTGACGTTCTGCTTCCGGTAGATACGACAGGGCTGCAATCATCGCTTCGTGGTCGATATGGGGGTTGTCTCTCATCGAGGCAACTACACAGGTAGTGTCATCGTGATCCCGTTTTTCCCAAATCTCATCATAAGTCCATGAGAGACCAAAGAGAGGGGTCATAGTAAACATCACTTGTGCGTTGGGCATGGCTGATCTGAGGCGAGCCATGTTCTCTGTGAAGATACCGAACCCTTGTTCTCCGGGTGGCTCTTCATCGAAGTGAACCCTGTTTAGTTCGACCGCCGAGTGTGCGTCCCGGTCCTGATCTGCTGTATTGAATAGGAAACGAGACCCACAGTCGAATTGAAGCCTCATCTTCTGTTTACTAAAGGCATCATCAAAAGACTTCTTCCAGAGAGCATCTTGTGGGACTAATGCCCTGAGTTTTTCAATGACAACATCAACGACATTCCACTTTGGACAGACGATACGACAATGGAATGGGGGTTCCCATTGCTTGTGAATGAGCAAGTGCTCCGGTAGAAACTCTCGGGGTACTGCCTGGATAAGGTCGTCAGTAAGGCCAATGTATGTCTTACCTGATCCATTTCCTCCGAAGAAAGCTTTTCGAAGAGTATGTGCTGACAAGAACTGTTCTTGTTTACCATAGGGTCTGACAAAGGCTAAAGGGTTCCTGTCTTGAAGAACACCTAATTCAGCTAGGAGGGTATCCCTCTCTAGTTTCTGTTGTGCTGTTAGGTTTGTCTCGTTCTTTAGCTTTAGTTTGATTTAGTGGGCCTGGGACAAGTAGCGTTCTTTTTAAAATACCTACTAGATGCAACACCGAATTGGTCGCATCGTCTAATCAACCATTCGGAACACTCGGGAGAGTTGATCCAACCTCCCGCCGCTCTCGGCCTCTGTAAGGCCTTGGGAGCCGGACCCTTCCCGTCCCTAGGGGTAGCCGCTCGCTGGGCGGGAGAAGGGCTGCTAGGGGCCTCTCGACGCATTTCTGAGGGGAGTGAGTCAAGGATGCGGGGCATTTGGAGCTAAGTAACCTCTCGGAAGTAGAAATAATCAGTAGTGCTATCTGAATCAGATGAGCCAAACTCAAGGGTCTTACCTGATAACTCTTCCAGCTTGGTTTGAGCGTAAGCTAAATCCTCGCGGAAATGGTGACTACTACGATTGAGTTGGTAGTAGTGATAGTTTGCACCTACAGGTCCGGTAGGATCATAAAAGAGAGCAACCGTTCTATTTAAAACTCTCTCCATAGTCTTAAGACAGCCTTTTTGTTGTAGAGAATATCACGGATAAGGAGACCTCTATAGCGACTAAGAATAAGCCATGCGATAGGTGCAGCTATAGAGAAAGACTTTTCAATCATGTAATGCAACTTCGTAGGGGACCTCTTTAGGGGAAAGGAAGTGAGAGCAAGGCTGCCTTCGGCCCACGCCCACATTAAGGGAAGATAAAACCCCTCCCCTCCCCCTCTAAAGATTAGCTAAGGATAAGGTAAAGCGCAGGTAAAGGTAAAGGGGATATAAGCTAAAGCCTATGTATGCGCTAGCTAAGCGTGAGATAAGGTCATACATATAAGCATAGGGTAAATAGGTGTAGCTACTCTATGTATGTAGGTACTCAATGTATGTAGTCGTAAGCACAAGGGGTTTTCAGTAAAGAAGGAAACAGGAGTTTGGCAGCAGGTCTGAGCAATGCGAGTCTGAACGCTCAGGGTACGCAGAACAAACACACGTTCGTATGAGTTATGGTCAGATAACTATATGTGCATAGCCTAAAGCTTCGCTGTGTGTGGGCCGTACGGGTGTACGCTTGGCGCTCACCAATCGTTAATGGAGGTCACCGCCTGCCCTGAACCTAGCCGATGTACCAGACGCCGCGCCTGCCAGCGAGACCCGTAGCACGCGGTTACCCCATAAG